GACTTCGACACTGGTAACGTTCGTTACAAGTCTCGTGAGCGTTACAGCTTCGGCTGGTCTGATCCCCTCGGTATGTGGGGCTCACAAGGTGCTTAATTAACACCCCCCAAGCGGTTTCGACTACTTGGTGCAGGCCCCGCTCACAAGGCGGGGCTTTGCTTTTTTATTGCACATCTTTTTTATTTGTAGTATTATTAAGACATCTGGGTGATACCAGCCTATTAAACTGCCCCAGCAGACGATATACCGATTAATAGGTTTAACTTGTATATAGGAGAATCCTCATGGGTTTCGCTACACACTTAGGTCCTTGGCTATTAGGTACCGTTAAAAACACTACCGGCACTACTGCTGGACTAGTCCGCAACACAGGCACAACCATTGTTTCACAGACATTTAAACGTGATTACACAGGTACAACTGTTGCAGCTCCTTCAGTATTGACAATTGCTTGCCTACCAGCTGGCGCACAGATTGTTGATATTTATGTTGATACACTAGTTGCTTTTACAGGCTCTACAGCTGCCAATTTAATTATTGGTAAGGCCGGTACAACCAACGCTTTTTGGGCTACCTCTGACATTACTACCGCTGGTCGTTTAGCTACAACTAACGCTAACCTGGCTAACTGGGCTGGTGCTGCATCTACTGCCGCCCCTGCTGGTATTGGCATTGGTCCTACAGACGTTTTGGTTCTTGCTACACTGTCTCCAACAGTTGCTACTGTGACTGCCGGTACTGTTCAGTACACAATTACGTACGCAGTTAAGAACTCTGATGGCTCGCCTGCTCAAACAGCATTCGAAAATTAATCTTACGGACTAGGGTTTTCCCTAGTCTACTCAATATCTTAGGAGATTAATTATGGGTATGCAATATGACGTAAAGTCGGAGCATTTAACAGGCTCTGGTGTAGCGGTAAGTTATAGAACTCGTCTAAAAGGGGCAGTAATGTCCCCTACTACAAATGCTATTAAGAACGCTATTTTTGCTAATAACGTATCTAAAAGCGGTACGTACAACATTCCTGGAAGTACTGTTTGCACAATTACTATTGCGGCGCACGGATTAGCTAACGGCGACAGAATATGGGTAGACTTTACCAGCGGGACTGCCGTAGATAATGTTTATGTTGTTGCTAACGTTACTACCAATACTTTTACTGTAACAACTGCTTCGCTAACTACTAGCGGAAACGTAACGGTTTACAGTGACGTGCTAATGGAAGTTGATTGTTTTAATGCTGTATCGTTTAACGTTGTTATTCCTGGCGAAGGCATTTTGGCAACGGATGGAATTTATGTAGGCGTCCCAACAAACGTAAGCGCAACTGTTTTTTACGGATAAATAATGTCAGAGAAGCCAAAACTGGAAGGTTCTTATAACTTAGTAGGGCGGAAGATTATGTTAGGTCTTCCAACTTACGACTTTAAATTATCTGCCAAGCTAGCTATCTCGCTAGCTTCTTTTTGTGTACAAGCTCAGCAACACGGGGTAGACATTCAGATCTGCAATATTTCTGGATGCTCAGTAGTTTCTCGTGTTCGCAACTTAATTTCGTATGACTTCCTGCAGTCTGACTGCACAGACTTAATGTTTATTGATTCGGACATTAACTTTGAAGCCGAAGATATTTTCCGTTTAATGGCATGGAATAGTGACCCTAAGAAGGGTATTGTTGCTGGTATCCCAGTAGCTCGCAAAAAAGGTCAAGTCTATATTTCTACGTTAGATACCGATGATGATGAACATATATTCATGGACAAGATGGGTTTAGTAAGAGCCAAGCGTGTAGCTACAGCTTTTATGATTATCCGCCGTGATGTGTTTACCCAGCTAAGAGATGCGCACCCAGAGTGGGTTTACCACGACGAGAAAAAAGTTGGCGATGAAATGATTGCTTTCTTTGACTTTGCTTTAAAAGACGGGCAGTATATTGGTGAAGACTATCTGTTCTGTGACCGTGCCCGTGAGTTAGGTTTCGAAGTATGGATTGACCCAACAATTAAGCTAGGTCACATGGGCATGCACGAGTTCTCTGGTAGTTTTGGTGAAGAGTTTTTATACCCGTTGTTACGTCCAGTAGATACAAACAAGGAAGCTGCATAATGGCAACCAAGAAAAAAGGAGTTTCCCTTGCGATTGGCCGTGGTGAAAAGTTGCCTGTATCTAAGGGCGCTGGGCTTACCGCCAAAGGTCGTGCTAAGTATAATGCAGCTACTGGCTCGAATCTAAAGGCTCCGCAGCCTGAAGGCGGTGCCCGTAAGAAATCGTTTTGTGCTCGTATGTCCGGTATGCCAGGACCAATGAAAGATGAGAATGGCAAACCAACCCGCAAGGCAGCTAGCTTAAAGAGGTGGAAATGCTAATGAAAGATCATCTAAGCGAAGGCTCCAAACATATACTGGATGGGCTCTCATTAATTACTGTATTAGGAACTCTTGCAGATATGTTGCCCGCTATTGCCGCTGTATTTACTATAGTCTGGACAGCTATCCGAATTTACGAAACTAAGACTGTTCAAGGTTGGTTGGGGAAAAATAATGCCATCAACAAGTAAGAAACAACACAACTTTATGGCAGCAATTGCAAACAACCCAAAGTTTGCTAAGAAAGTAGGAGTCCCACAATCCGTGGGTAAAGATTTTAACAACGCCGATAAGGGCAAAACATTTAAAGAAGGTGGCATGATGAAACCAGTAGACAAGAAAAAGAATCCAGGTATGGCTAAATTACCTACAGCCGTGCGCAACAAAATGGGTTTTATGAAAGAAGGCGGCGCTGCCCATTCAGATATTAAGATGGACAAGAAGGTTGTTAAGAAAGCTGTTGGTATGCACGATAAACAACAACACGGCGGTAAGAAAACTAACCTGTCTAAATTAGCTAAAGGCGGCCTTTCTTCTGGACATAAAGCCGCTGATGGTGTTGCTTCTAAAGGTAAGACCAAAGGCAAGATGATTAAAATGACTAAAGGCGGGAGCTGCTAAATGAAAAAGAAAACAAAATGTTACGAAGTAGGTGGCGAAGTAGAATTTGAGACCAAGACGGGTCGCAACGAAAACATTGGTGATGATGTACGTGAGCGTGCTATGGCCGCTATGGCTGCTAGAGAAGCTGGCGAAACTGAAAAGCCAGCGCCAAAAGCTACACCGAAAGCCGCACCAAAAGCAGTAGCCCCAAAAGCTGAGCCAAAAGCCGCCCCAAAAACGAAAGAGTCCTCATTTAAAGAAGGTGCTTCATCTTTTAAAGACAGCTCGTCAGCATTTAAAAAGGGTACTTCATCGTTTAAAGAAAGTACTTCTTCGTTTAAGAAAATGGCTAGCGGCGGTAAGGTATCTTCAGCTTCCAAGCGTGCTGATGGCTGCGCGACTAAGGGTAAAACCAAAGGGCGGATGGTCTAATCATGGCTGAAAAATCACCAGATCAAATTGTTGCGGACATAGACCGTAAACAGAACGAAGAGGATTTGGGGAATCTTAACAAGTATATTGTTGAGCCCATCAAGAAGGCTGGAAGGCGTATTTATACTAATGTCATGGGTACTCCAGAGCAAAATAAAGCGGCTCAAGAGCGCATGGATAAGTCCAAAGGCAAAAAGGCTGGCGGCATGATTAAGTCTTCCGCTTCCAAACGTGCCGATGGTTGCGCAATTCGTGGTAAAACAAGGGCTTAATAATGGCTGACATAGACCAGGAATGGGATAAAGTTAGGGGGGAAATAAAAGTACTCCAAAAAACAAAAGCTAGACAGGCTAAAGATGCTGCGTCTGGACAAATGTCCCTTTTCCCGGTCGAAGAAATTAAAGGCCCACGAAATGACCCCAACAAAGAAGCTATGGAAAGAATAGCGCGTGAGAAAGATGATGCTAAAGATAAAGCCAAATCTAAAGCAGCAGAAAACGAAGATTTTAAAGATAAGCGTCAACCTAAAAGCGATTTAATCCGTCAAGCTGAACTTGAGAAAATGAAAGAAATCCTCAATAAGCCTAAAGGTGGTGGCGGTGGTGGCGGTGGTATGGGCGGTAATAAGTTAAGCAACCGGGACCTAACCAAGAACTACAAAGCTGGTGGTAAAGTTAAATCCGCATCAGCTAGAGCCGATGGGTGCTGTATAAGAGGAAAGACAAGAGCATGAGACCAAGTCGTGGTATGGGCGATGTAGCCCCTTCTAAAATGCCTGGGGCTAAAAAGAAAGCTCGCAGGGATGACACCGACTTCACTCAATACGCCAAGGGTGGTAAAATTGGCAAAGGTAAAGGGCCAAGTTCTGTTGTTACCACTAAAGGTGGCACTGCATCGGCTATGGCTAAGAAGTTACTATCTAAGCCTGGTTCCTTAACTGCGGCGGATATGTACGAAAAAGGCGGCAAAGTTAATGCTGCAGGTAACTACACAAAGCCAGAGCTTCGTAAGCGGATTGTTTCCCAAGTAAAGGCCGCTGCAACCCACGGCACTGGCGCAGGTCAATGGTCTGCCCGTAAAGCGCAGTTAGTAGCTAAAAAATACAAAGCCGCAGGTGGTGGTTATCGTGATTAAATGGTTCTGGAGATTACTCAATGGCACTAGCAAAACCCCAACGGAGCCTCAAAGCGTGGGGCGACCAGAAGTGGACAACGAAGTCGGGAAAGAAGTCGTCCGAGACAGGAGAGCGGTACCTGCCAAAAAAAGCAATACAAGCGTTAAGCCCGCAAGAGTACGCAGCAACAACACGGGCAAAACGAGCCGGAAAAGCACAGGGACAGCAGTTCGTGCCCCAGCCAGCAAAAGTAAAAGCAAAAGTAAAACCGTACAGAAAAGTTAAATAATGGCAAACACATCGGGTTTAGCAAATTTTGACCTCGACCTCGCCGAGCTAATCGAAGAGGCGTATGAGCGTGCTGGCTTACAGCTGCGCTCTGGTTATGATATGCGCACTGCCCGTCGCTCTTTAAACTTACTGACTATTGAGTGGGCTAACCGCGGTATTAACCTGTGGACTATTGAGCAGGGGCAAATTACTATTAATACGGGGCAGGCTATTTATGCTATTCCTGTTGATACTATTGACCTTTTAGACCAAGTTATCCGTACTGGCTCAGACCAAACCCAAGTTGATATTAATATTAGCCGCATTTCCGAGTCTACCTATTCTACGATACCGACTAAGAATGCGCAGGGCCGACCCATTCAGGTTTGGATTAACCGCCAGTCAGGGCAGCAAAACACTATTACAGCTACGCTAGCTTCAAACATTACAGCAACAGCTACTACGCTAACCCTCACTTCTGTAGCTGAGCTTGGCACAACAGGCTTCATTCAGATTGGCTCTGAGATCATAGCATATCAAAACGTAGATACTGTAGCTAAACAGCTTTTAAATTGCTTCCGTGCCCAGAACGGCACAACAGCAGTAGCGCATACAACAGCAGAGGCTATTACAGCTCTAAACCTACCTAACGTTAACGTCTGGCCTACTGGTGATGGTGGCGGCCCCTACACACTTATTTACTGGCGCCTGCGTCGTATACAAAATGCTGGCAACGGTGTTAATGTCCAAGACATTCCGTTCCGTCTAATTACTTGTTTGGTAGCTGGTTTAGCGTTTATGATAGCTGTCAAAAAGCCGGAAGTTAGCCCAGAGAGAGTAGCGTTCCTAAAGGCTGAATACGAACAACAGTGGCTGTTGGCTTCACAAGAGGATAGAGATAAGTCTAACGATAGATATGTGCCACGTCAGTTATTCTATTAAGGTGATGTATGCCAGAAAAGTATGCGTCAGGTAAAAATGCAATTGCGGAGTGCGACCGGTGTGGTCAACGCTATAAGCTCAAGGAATTAAAGAAGCAAGTATTAAAGACAAAGCTTTATAATATTAAGGTATGCCCCAGCTGTTGGGACCCAGACCATCCGCAGTTGCAGTTAGGTATGTACCCAGTCTCAGACCCACAAGCAATTCGGGAACCAAGGCCAGATACAAGCTACTATTCCTCGGGTTTAACTGGGCTACAGACAGAAGCAGGCTCTTCAGTAGCATTTGATGAATCGGGGTATACCGCAGACGGTAGCAGGCAGATACAGTGGGGTTTTGCTCCAGTGGGCGGGGCAAGTCAATTTGATTCGGTTTTAACACCTAACAACTTGATTGCATTAGGACAAGTAGGTACAGTAGCAATATCAACAACTTAAGGAGTTTAAAATGTACAAATCAGGCGCAGATGGCATTGCCAAAAAAGGCAAAACTGAGGGTAAGAACCTTGGTGATTCAGGCCCTACAGCAAAAATTAACAACGGCGGAAAAAAATCTGCTGGCGTAACGTCTATGAAGATGAAAGCCGTAGGCCGTAACATGGCTCGTGCTATGAATCAAAAATCTTCTGGCAGAGGCCGTTAATCATGGCTAAGTTTTCTATGAAACAAGGTGGTAAAGAAGTAGGCCCCGCTGCCGTATATGCAGCACCACACACTATGGACGGTAAAGTTATGACCTCAGCTAAAGATTCAGTTGTTAAACCAGGTAACGCAGTAGACGCAGTTAAAATGTCTGTTGGCAGCCAAGTGTTTAAAAGCCAAAAATATGATGTTAAAACTACTGGTATGAAACAGCGTGGTAATGGCGCTGCGACTAAAGGCTATACATCTCGTGGGCCAATGGCATAATGACGTACACAGAACTTTCGCAGACAATACAGAGCTACGTAGAATCAACAGAGCAACTCTTTGTTGAGAATATTCCTGTCTTTGTACAGCAAGCTGAGGAGCGCATCTATAACACGGTGCAGCTTCCGTCTTTGCGAAGGAACGTTACCGGTAACTTCAGCGCAAGTAATCAGTACTTGTCTTTGCCAGATGACTATTTATCCACGTTTTCAATGGCGGTTATAAAGCCAAACGGCGAGTATGAGTACTTACTTAACAAAGATGTTAACTTTATTCGTCAGGCGTATCCAAGCCCCGATGATGAGGGTGTGCCAAAGTACTACGCATTGTTTGGGCCTCAGTATGCAAACAACAATGAGCTTTCTTTTATTGTTGGACCAACCCCTGATGCTAACTATAGCGTAGAGATGCACTATTTCTATTACCCGCCAACCATTGTGCAGGGCGTTATTTCGACTACTGGTGCTATTGTTCCTGGCTCTGCGTATAGCGCAGGCACGTATTTAGGCGTTAGTTTAACTGGCGGCACTGGTACTGGAGCGGTGGCTGATATCGTGGTTTCTGGTGGCGGTGTGACTTCGGTTAGTATCCGTAACGGGGGTTCTCTATATGTGCAGGGAGATATTCTCAGTGCTCCAGCTTCTTCTATCGGTAATACTGGTTCTGGGTTTACTGTCACTGTTGCTACTGTTTCTAACCCTACTGGTACTTCTTGGTTAGGCGATAACTACTCGCCAGTCTTGTTGTACGGCTCTATGCGTGAGGCGATCCTGTTCCAAAAGGGTGAGCAAGACCTGGTTGCCTACTATGAGAAACAGTTTCAAGATGCTCTTGCACAACTAAATCGTCTGGGAACTGGTTTGGAACGCGGTGACGCATACAGGGACGGGCAAGCTAGAATCCCGGTTAATCCATGATTACACAAGGCCAATGCACCATTTTTAAAAAGAACTGTTTAAGTGCTTTAGAGAACTTTGCAGTTGGAACCCCTTATACTTACAAGATAGCCCTATATACAGCCAACGCCGACTTAGATGAAACAACCTTGGCTTATACATCTGTGGGTGAGGTAGTAGGTACGGGGTATACGGCAACAGGCAGGGTTTTAACTATCTCTCAAGTACCAGTTTCTAGTGGCGTTACAGCTTATATATCTTTTGCAAACGTGACCTGGAGCCCAGCAAGCTTTACAACTAGAGGGGCTTTAATCTATAATAGCACCACTGGAGCTGCCGTTGCCGTGCTTAATTTTGGGTCGGATAAAACCGCATCCAACACATTTACGGTAACTTTTCCAACGGCGACAGCATCTGACGCCATTATTAGATTTTCTTAATTAGGAGCAATTATGAGCATTGAAAAATCAAACTTTGGCGATAGCGCAAGCGCTACCGTAACCCGTGGCGCAACGCACAATGAGACTTTGGGCATCCAAGGTATCTACGAAGTTAAGTGCTACGATAAAGATGGCAACATTAAGTGGGAAGATACAGCTCCTAACTTGGTAATGGCTGTTGGTAAGCAAGCACTGTTTGACTTCTACTTCGGCGCTACTGGTACTGCTGGTGGTACGGCGTCTGGCGCTAACTACTTAGGTCTTTGTGGTGGTACGGCTACTTATACAGCTGCTGACACAATGTCATCTAAAACTTGGACTGAAGTTGGCGGCACAAACGCCCCAGCTTACACAGGCAACCGCCAACAGATCAGCTGGACTGCAGCCTCAAGCTCAGGAACATCACCATCTAACGTAACCTCTAAAACAGGCGGCGCTGTTACTTTTGCTATGACTAGCTCTGGTACAGTTAATGGTTGCTTTATCAACTCTGGTGCTTCTGCCTCTGCTACTAAAGATTCAACTACTGGTGTTTTGTATTCTGCTGGTAACTTTACTGGCGGTTCAAAGACCGTAGCAAACGGCGATTCTTTAGCAGTTACTTACACAACTACAGCTACCAGCTAATAGGAGGCTTATATGCCTTTGGTTTTAGCTGACAGAGTTCAGCAAACGGGTACAGCTAACACTACTGTTAGCTTTACTCTAAGCGGCTCTGTAACGGGCTTTCAATCTTTTTCCGTTATTGGCAACGGAAATACTACATACTACTCAGCTACAGATGCTTCTGGAAACTGGGAGACTGGGCTTGGCACATATTCGACAACTGGACCGACCCTAACCAGAACTACTGTTTATCAATCTTCAAACTCTAATGCGGCAGTTACCTTTACTGGAACTGTTAATGTATTTGTTACTTACCCAGCCAGTAGATCTGTAAACCTTGATGCTAGCGGCAACGCTTCTTCTTTAGGAACAGTATCTTCTGGTGTATGGCAAGGCACTGCGGTAGGAACAGCTTATGGCGGCACAGGGGCTACGTCTGCACAAGGCGGTATGAATGCTTTAGCTGGTGCTGTTACTTCTGGTTCTTATCTTCGGGGTAACGGTACTAACGTAGTTATGTCAGCTATTCAAGCTGCCGATGTACCAACTTTGAACCAAAATACTACAGGCTCTTCTGGTTCTTGCACAGGTAATGCGGCAACAGCTACAACAGCTACAACAGCTACAACAGCTACAACAGCATTAAGCGTAGTTAATACTGTTACGGGGACTGGATCTATAGAATTAGTCCGTGGGAACATGGGCGACAACGATCAAGCTAGAATTTTAGTTGGCGCAACAGCAAGCAATGCTGGTTTCTTAGAGATTGCCACAGCAGATGATGGTACTGAACCAATCCATGTAAGGCAATATACTGGTGTATTTTCATCACTAGTTCGTACAGCTACCTTACTGGACGGAAGTGGAAACACAAGTTTTCCTGGCACAATAACAGCGTCTCAATTTAACGGATCAGGCGCTGGTCTAACTGGTACAGCATCTTCTTTAACCTCTGGTTCTGCTACAACGGCTACCTCTGCTGGTAATTTAACTGGTGGCACAATAAGCGGTAATTACATAGTTAACAATGCAGCGAGCCCAAATACTCAATATTTACAGTTTGGAGATAATACTGGCTGGACTTATCGCTATATGACCAACGTTAGTGGAACACCAACCACACGATTTAGTTTTGTTGATAACGGAAATTTTACAGCGGTTGGTTCAGTAACAGGTACGCAATTTAACGGTTCAGGCGCTGGTCTAACTGGTACAGCAACAAGTCTTTCTATTGGTGGCTCATCCGCATCTTGCACAGGTAACGCTGCAACTGCATCTTCTACACCAAACCCCACATTTTCAGGTGATTCTGTTGATGTCGGCTCTATTGTTGGTCGTATTGATACAGGATTTTATCAAAATTCTGCCCCTACCACCGCCGATGGCTGGCCTGTAAGTGGTAGTTGGTATCACCTTTTAACTTGCACACACTCTAATAATACAAATTATTATTCAATGCAATTTTCGGCAAGTTTTTTTGATAGTAATAATTTGTATTACCGTTCTACCAACGGAAGTGGAAGCACTGCCTGGACAGCTATTTTAACTACCAGCGGAACTACTTTTTCTGGCAGTCTAACAATGTCAGGAAATATTACCGCATATTCAGATGAGCGATTAAAAACAGATTGGCAACCAGTAAAGAAAACTTTCGTTCAAGAACTTGCTCAAGTTAAGGCTGGTACCTATACTCGTACCGATACTAACGAAAAACAAGCTGGAGTATCTGCACAAGATATACAGAAGATACTACCTGAAGTAGTGTTTGAAGACGCTGATAAACGCCTATCCCTTGCCTACGGAAATGCAGCAATGGTCTCCTGCGTAGAGCTTGCTAAAGTAATAGAAAAGATGGAAGCAAGAATTGCTGAATTAGAAACTCAATTAAGGAGCATCCCGCAGACGACCAACGGTCGCGTCGGCCGCTTCGTGTCGCTCTCGGGCGATCGACTCGCGGTGGGGACGTCGAAGTCCTGGGTCTCGACGTTCGAGCGCACCGGCAGCACCTGGACCGAGGGCGCGGTGGTTCCCGCGACGGTGCTGCCCTTGGCGGCAGCGGTCAGCGGCGCGACCGTCGCGGTGGTCGGCAGCTTCCCGCTGAACGCATGGGAACCCGGCTTGGGCGGGACCTGGGTCGAAACGCTGAACGCGCAGCAGGCTTCGCGCGTGGCGATGAGTGCCGACCGCATCGTGTACTCCGGCACCTCGCTCGTGCGCACCATGGAGCGCACCGGCGGCCAATGGCGCATGGGCAACGCGTACCCGGTGACGCAGGACATCGTGTCGCTTGCCGACGGCAGAGACGTGATCGTGGCGTTGCACGCGACCGGCTTC